AAAGAACTGCCCTTAAACAACAAGTGGAAAACGGAGAAAAAAGCTGCATTGCTGGCAGCCGCCAAATCTTCTCAGAAGGCATCTCAATCAACATACTCAGCTGCGTTATCTTGGCAAGTCCCATTGCAAACGACGCCTTACTAGAACAAATAATTGGGCGAATAATGCGTCAACATGAAAACAAGCTTCAACCAGTTGTACTTGATATGAATTTTAGCGGTCCAAGCGACAAAAAACAAAACAAAGAACGACTTGCCTTTTATTCACGAAAAGGTTGGCAAGTGGTGGGAACATAAATTTACACTTGTGTTACCTATAAAATTATGTTATAATACTTATGTCAGAGAGGCACAATGGCTTTATTTTTTAACTTAAAGGTTTTAGAATCTCAATGTGGTACAAATGCAGATAAGTTTATTGCTTTACTTGAATACCACTACACAGGCAGATTGGCAAACAAAAAGTCAAAGTATAAGCCCAGCAGCATACCACTGGCAGGAAGTAGTTACATTCTACACCCAAAGCCTTTATTTGAAGACTTGTCAACAGACATTTTATATAAAGTACAATACATAAAATTGGCAGCATATAGAGATTACAGTTTATATAAACTTTACAAATACAAGGCACTAGATACTTCATATTTTCCAGATATAAAATATGACGCAATTAAAAACAATCCGTTGTTAACAATAACACAAAAAGAAATTAAATTTAAATACGAGGAAAACTAAAAAATGGCATTAGCATTTACACAAACAAAAGGCAAAGCAATTAAAAGCTCATACGAAGCATACGCTTACAAAGACGGTGAAAATACTGTTAGACTAGTTGGTGGCATTTTACCCAGATATATTTACTGGTTAAAAGGTACAAATAACAAAGATATTCCAGTTGAGTGCCTTGCTTTTGATCGTGAAAAAGAAAAGTTTACAAATACTGAATACGATCATGTTCCTGACTATTACGCAGATAAAAAATGCAGCTGGAGCTACTCTGTAAACGCACTAGTTGATGGCAAAGTAGTTGTTTTAAACTTAAAGAAAAAATTGTTTGAGCAAATTTGCAGTGCAGCAGAAGACTTAGGTGATCCTACTGATCTTGACACAGGCTGGGATGTAGTGTTCAAACGAGTTAAAACTGGGCCGCTTGCATTTAATGTTGAATATACACTATCAGTTTTGCGTTGCAAAAAGCGCGCACTAAGCAAAGAAGAAAAAGCAATCGTTGAACAAGCCGTTGCCATTGATGAAAAATTTCCTCGTGCTACCGCTGATGAAGTTAAAGCCACTCTAGATCGACTGTCTGCAGGTGCAGAAGAAAGTAATGATAGTGGTGTTGACGCTGAATCAGTTAGTGATTTAACACAATAAAGTCAAGCCCCTTGGATTTAGGTTCAAGGGGCTTTTTGCGCTGAAAAGAAAGAATTAATGAAAATACTATTTACAGCAGATATACATATAAAACTAGGTCAAAAAAATGTGCCAATAGACTGGGCACTTAACCGCTACAAATTGTTTATAGAACAGCTGCAACAAATTCAATCAAGTTGTGATTTACTAGTGCTTGGCGGTGATGTATTTGATCGTATGCCCACTATGGATGAGTTGGAAGTTTACTTTGATCTAATAACTTCAATAACAATTCCTTGCATTATTTATGCAGGCAATCATGAAGCCTTAAAGAAAGACACTACATTTTTTAGTTATTTAAAGCGTAGCACTACTAGACTTAACAGTTTAGTAACAGTAATAGATGATTATTACCAAATAGAAAATATGGATTTTATTCCATACAATAAACTAAAAGAATTTGAAAAAGCACCGCATTTAACACACGGTGACATTTGTTTTACACACGTTCGTGGCGAGATTCCACCCCATGTTAAACCTGAAATTGATTTGACACTATTTGATCGCTGGCAAGTGGTCCTTGCAGGCGATTTGCATAGTTATGATAATTGCCAACGCAACATACTATATCCTGGAAGCCCTATCACTACCAGTTTTCATCGCAACAGGGTTGATACAGGCGTTATCGTGTTTGATAGTACTACGCAGGCCCATGAGTGGATAAAGCTAGAGCTTCCGCAACTTATTCGTAAAACTATTCGTGCAGGCGATGCTATGCCAGCTACTGAATACGACCACACAATCTATGAAATTGAAGGTGATATGGCTGAATTAGGCTCATTAGCCGATAGTAGTTTAATAGATAAAAAAGTTGTAAAACGTCAATCTGATACAGCACTAATACTAGACCCTAACATGACTCTGGCAGCTGAACTTCAGGAGTATTTAACTTACATACTTCAACTTCCAGAAAAAACTGTTGAAGACATAGTACAAGTTCTAAATAATAACTTAGATAAGATTGCAATAGAATGATAACTTTTAAAGAACTAAGATGGAGTAATGCTTTTTCTTATGGCACAGATAATACAGTTACACTTAATGGCAGTCCGCTAACACAAATTGTTGGTAAAAATGGGCATGGAAAAAGTTCCATAGCCTTAATCATAGAAGAAGTATTATACAACCAAAACAGCAAAAAGATTAAAAAAGCAGATATTCTTAACAGATACACTAAAGATAAAAATTATACAATAGAACTTGACTTTGATAAAGATGGAGTAGAGTACTGCGTTAAAACCACAAGAACTAGCACAAGCTCAACTGTAAAACTCTATCGTGATGGCATAGATATTAGCAACCACACTGCTACAGGAACTTACAAAGCTCTTGAGTATATAATAGGTTACGATCATAAAACTTTTAGTCAAATTGTGTATCAAAGCAGCGTGGGATCGCTTGAGTTTTTAACAGCAACTGATACTGCACGAAAAAAGTTTTTGATAGATTTGTTAAATTTAAACATTTACACAAAAGCTAGTGATGTATTTAAAAACTTAGTTAGTGATGCTAATAAAACTGTTGATGCAATACAAACAAAAATTGGTACAATAGAGTCTTGGATTAAAAAATATCAAAACTTTGATTTAACACCAAAAGAACCAGTTGAAGAGCCTGAAGCCCCCACAGAGCTGGTTTCAGAGCTTAATACAAAAACAAATGAATTAAAAAATATTGAAACTACCAATAAAAAGATAATAACCAATAACAAATACAAAGAACTGCTGTCCAAAATAAAAATTGGAGCTGCGCCAAGCGAGCCGCCAACAAGTGATAAAATAAATTCCTTAAAAGTTGACTTAGCGGTGCTCAAAAAAGAACTGCAAGAAGGCGGTAAACTAGCAGCAAAATGTAGCGAACCTATTAGTACTTGTGTTACTTGTAAGCAAACCATTGACAATACCACAATGTATTCAATGGCAGAAGATTTTAGAAATAACAGAAGACCAGAACTAGAAAAAGAAATAGTTAAATTAACTGTTTTCATAGAAGATGCTGAAAGTAGAACCAAAGACTGGAAAACGCATAATGATAAAGTTCTAGAAATAGAAAAGTATCATGCTTTAATTGATACAGACATTAGTGAAAAATTAACTGATAAAGATTTACTAATAGAAGAAATAAATAATCTAGAAGAAATTATAAACAATATAAATACAAGAATTAGTAATGCACGAAACGCAAATAAAAGTATAGCAGAGCATAATTCCAAAATTTCTGTAGTTTCAGAACAAATGGATTCTATGAAAAAGGATCTTAAAGAGCTGAATGCAGAATTAGTAGTAAAAGTAAGTGAACTAACTAATCTGCAAGTTTTAGTAAAAGCATTTTCAACAACAGGTTTGGTTGCTTATAAAATTGAGTGCTTAGTCAAAGATCTAGAAAGTTTAACTAACGAATACTTAGCTGAACTAGCAGACGGCAGATTTCAGATAAGTTTTAAAATAACCAGTTCTGATAAATTAAATGTAGTAGTTACTGATAATGGTAACGATATAGATATTATTGCTTTAAGTAGCGGAGAACGCGCAAGAGTAAATGTATGTACTTTGCTTGCAATACGTAAACTAATGCAGTCTTTATCTAATTCTAGAACTAACTTATTGATATTAGACGAAACAGTAGAAAATCTAGATGCAGAAGGTAAAGAGAAGTTAATTGAAGTATTATTAAAAGAAGAAAATCTTAATACATTTTTAATATCTCATGGCTTTAGTCATCCACTACTAGAGAAACTGCAAGTAACAAAATCAAAAAATATGTCAAGGATAGAAGCATGACAGTAGACTCCAGAGCAAAAGGTGCAAGAGCAGAAACAACAGTTAGAGATTTATTAAGAAAAATAACTGGATTACAGTGGGAACGAGTACCTAGTTCTGGCGCTTTAGACCCTAAGCACGGGCTAAAAGGCGATTTGTATGTGCCTAATGAAAATAACTTGTACTCAGTTGAAGTAAAACACTATGAACAAGATCACTTAACAAGTAGCATACTTACTGCTAAAGATCCGCAACTATTAACTTGGTGGGAACAAGCAGTAAGGCAAGGCAAGCAAGTTAAAAAACAACCGCTGTTAATTTTCAAACACGACAGGTCTAAAATATTTTGTGCTTACAGTGATCTGCCTGTTGGTGGCTACAAGTTTATGACAATTAGTGCAAAAGACTACGAGTTCTCAGTTGCGCTACTAGAAGATTTTATAGAACATGAAGCTCCAAAATTTATAGCTTGAAAAATAAACAAAAAAGTGTTATAATAAATATTAAAAACTGAGAAACACCATGACTAAAACATTTCAAGAAATTACAACAGCCGATAACAGCACACTAATGATTGTGGATAGCTTAAACTTAGCTTTTAGATATAAGCATAGTGGTGCAGTAGATTTTGCAGAAGACTACATGAGAACTGTAGAAAGTCTTAAAAAATCTTATAAAGCAGATAAACTGATAATTGCTGGTGATGTTGGTTCCAGCAGTTACCGCAAGGCTCTTTATCCAGAATACAAACAAAATCGCAAAGATAAATACGCAGATCAAACAGAACAAGAAAAACGTGAATTTGAAATATTTTTTGAAGAAGTGCAGTCTATATTAACTGATTACGAAAATCAAGAAAAGTATCCTGTAATTCGTTTTAGAGGTGTAGAAGCAGATGATATTGCGGCTTACGTAGTAAGTAAAAGAAAAAAACACAATTTAAAACAAATTTGGCTAATTTCTAGTGATAAAGATTGGGATTTGTTAGTACAGCCTGAAGTATCAAGATTTAGCTATGTTACACGCAAAGAAATAACACATGACAACTGGGGCGAGCACTATGACTTTTCCCAAGATGAGTATATTTCAATTAAGTGTTTAACAGGCGATACTGGTGATAATGTTCCTGGTGTTCCTGGTGTTGGTCCAAAACGTGCTTTGCAGCTAGTACAGCAGTATGGCAGTACTTATGATATTATTGCAGCACTGCCTATTGCCAGCAAATATAAATATATTGCTGCACTAAATGAATTTGGCGTAGATAACTTATTGTTAAACTATAAATTAATGGATTTGGTTACACACTCTGAAGAAGCTTTGGGTGTAGAAAATTGTAAAATAGTAGATAAAATTTTAGAAAAGTATATAAATGAGTAATTTTATAAATATTAATCGAGACTACGATCACAATCGTGGAGTAGCCGTAAAACAAACAGTTGAGTGCCGAGTAGATAGCGCTGAATTTTTACCGCAACGTGCCAATCGCACAGATGCTGGCGCAGATTTAATGAGCACTGAAACTTGTGAGATTTATCCCAACGAACAAAAAATGATTGATACTGGGGTAGCGGTAAAAATTCCAGAAGGCTATGCAGGTTTTGTTTTTAACAGAAGCAGTCAGGGAAAAAAGGGAATTACTATCCCTCACTCAGTAGGCGTTATTGATAGTGATTATCGTGGAAATATAAAAATAATTTTAAAAAATATCGGCGAAGATCGTTATGAAATAAAACGTGGAGACAGAATTGCACAACTGGTAATCATGCCAGTTTTGTTCGTTGATTTTGTAGATGCATGGAATGACACAGAACGTGGTACTGGCGGATTTGGTAGTACTGGTACATAAAGGAAATAGATGACAGTAAGTACAAGAGCGCAAGTTATTACGCGCAGAACATATAACAGACCCACCTCAGACGACGGCAAACAGTTTGAAACATGGCAAGAAACAGTAGCCAGAGTTATTGATCATCAAGAATGGTTGTGGCAACGAGCAGTTGATCGTGATTTAAATGACTTAGAATATGCAGAACTCTACGACCTTGAACAGCTTATGCTAGATCGCAAAGTGCTAATGAGTGGTCGTACACTTTGGCTGGGTGGTACAAACGTAGCCAAAACACGTGAAGCTTCACAATTTAACTGTAGTTTTACAAATGTAGAAACAGTTTATGATGTAGTAGATGTATTATGGCTGTTGCTACAAGGTTGCGGGGTAGGGTTTAAACCAATTGTTGGTACATTAAACGGCTTTTCAAAGCCAATTAAAAATATCAAAACAGTTCGTAGTACGCGTATTAATAAAGGCGGAAACGAGCACAACACAGAAACTTGGGATGCAGAAACAGCTACTTGGACACTGCAAATTGGTGATAGTGCAGAAGCTTGGGCCAAATCTATTGGCAAACTGCTAGCAGGTAAATATCCAGCAAATACGCTGGTATTAGATTTTAGTCAATTACGCCCCGCAGGGGAAAGGTTAAAAGGTTATGGTTGGATTTCTTCGGGCGATAGCGCAATTAGTACTGCTTATCTTGCTATTGCCAATATACTTAATGGTCGTGCTGATAGTTTACTGTCTAGGATGGATATTCTGGACATTGTTAATCATCTTGGCACTATTTTATCCAGTCGCCGCAGTGCTGAAATTGCCCTTTTTGACTACGGACAGCCAGAATGGGAAGAATTTGCGGTAGCTAAAAAAGATTGGTGGTTGCATAATAATGCACACCGCACACAGTCAAATAACAGTTTAGTATTTAAAGAAAAACCACTACGTGCAGACTTAGAACGCATTTTTTCAATGATGCAAGAAGCTGGCGGAAGCGAACCAGGATTTATAAATGAAGTTGAAGCCTTACGACGTGCCCCTTGGTTTAAAGGAGCAAATCCCTGCGTTGAAATCTTACTCGGAAATAAAAGTTTCTGTAACCTTACCGAAACTGACATTGCCAAGTTTAAAGGAGACACCGCTGGTTTGCACAATGCCATCAGATTGGCAGCTAGAGCAAACTACAGACAAACTTGTGTGGACCTCAAAGACGGAATATTACAAGAAGCTTGGCACTTAAATAATTACTTTATGCGTTTGTGCGGGGTTGGTTTAACAGGTATTGCAATGCGACCAGATATGGGCAGCTATGATTATGAATACCTAAAACGCACAGCAACAGGTGCTGCTATTGGAATGGCTCAAGAATTAGGTTTACCTAGCCCCAAAAATATCACTTGTGTTAAGCCCTCAGGCACACTAAGCAAAATCATGGATACTACTGAGGGTGTTCACAAACCGCTTGGCAAGTATATTTTTAATAATGTGCAGTTTAGTAAGCATGATCCAGTAGTAGAAAAACTACGCGAAGCAAACTACAGAGTGATCAACCACCCAGTAGATGATTCAGGAGTGTTAGTAACTTTTCCAGTAGCTTGGGACGGTGTGCCTTTTGACAATGTTGCAGGTAAAGAAGTTAATCTTGAAAGTGCAGTAGTACAGCTAGAACGATATAAACTATTGCAAACATCATGGAATCAACAAAATACTAGTGTAACAATTAGTTATGACCCTGCAGAAGTACCTACAATTATTGATTGGCTGTTAGTTAACTGGGATTGTTATGTAGGCGTTAGTTTTATCTATCGTACAGACCCAACTAAAACAGCAAAAGATCTTGGTTACTTATATCTTCCACAAGAAGTAGTAAGTGAGCAAAGTTACAACGACTATGTCGTTACCCTAAAACCAGTAAATTTAG